GAAATGTGCTGCGTGGTTAATAACCACGCAGCACACACTTCGGATTTCACTTTTTAGGGATTGACGTATGTAATCATTTACATACGTCAAGTCAGCCAGAAATTTATCTATTATCACTAATATTTAAATATCTCCCTAGAAAGCGTCAAGAAGTAACTAGAAATAACTTTATTTTATCTTAGATTATTGATAATATATATTATTACCCTTAGTTAGTAAGTATAATTTTATTTGAATCGACCAATTAGTCCTTTTCTATATCTAGAACAACTCAATGAATCATCAGACGAGAATCAGGGCTGAATAACCAAGTTCCCAGTTGTTCCTTTATAGAATCTAGACTAATTCATTTCGATTTGTCGACCAGTTACTCCTTCAATTTATTGTCTAGAGTAGCTCATTTCGACTTAGTTAAGTTGAAGTATTTAAGTACAGACCAGTTTTTCCTTCCTTGTGTCTAGAGAAGCTCATTTCTGTTTTTATATATTAAATATTTCTAATAGTTCCTTAAGAACTCTGTAGAAGTATTTGTAACTTCATAGATTTAGAGTGGATTTCCTTTTCTTATTTATTTTGAAAGCATCTGTGTTTTCTGGTCCTGAAGGCCAGCACTTTTGTCAGTAGAGTATCTAAGAATCTAGATTTCCCCAACAACTTAGGGCTTCATCTCAAACTAGATTTTGAATTTGTTCAAATTATAGTGTTGAGGTTTAGCCCTATTTATTAGGAGTAATTCTTTGAAGTAATATGTCGCGTATGCGGTTCTCCTAACCAAGAGTCAGGCATATTATTATTTGAATTACCAGGGCTATACCAATGAGACCTGATCTGCGTCTATAGTCCTGACCTGCCCTTAATTGAATAAGCTTAGTAAAGCGATCCAGTTCATGTAAATAGGTAGTATTAGTATTCTTCCGAGTGGCGGCGCTTACCCTAAATTGGTAACACCCGAGCTAGCCCTTGTGGAGATCGGACCTGCTAATCACAGTGTCTTAGGCTGAATACTAATAATCCCCCTATTTTAGTCGGTTTTTGTTCGTTTATTTATTTATATATCTCCCAGATTTATTTATTTATTTTCTCCCTTTTATCGAATAACCCTATTTACTTTGAATTGGTGAGCCGAAACGTTGAAAGATTTTGGTAAATGGTAAACAGTTAAAGTCAGATCAACCCCCTTTTCTTCTTTTATTATGGATACAATTATCATGGCTACAACTAACGATCTTCCTTCTGGTCTTGTGCTTAATAAGCGCTTTGAGTCTGTGGTTGAGGTCCCACCTAATGAGTTAGACCTCACGCGTCCGTATGTCCCTTATAGGATATACAAAGAGTTGAAAGGAGCGCGGCCCATTCGTCGGAAATGGACTGCTGCTGAAGTGGCTGCGAAAGTGGCCGAACACAAAGAGATCGCGCGGAGTATCGATCTCGAGATGAAGAAGAAGGCCAAGTCCCAGGCTTGGTTTGCGACGAAGAAATTGCGTCGTGAAATGCTTGCTTCGTTCCGCAAGCCTGGAGAATTCTCAGGGGACGAATTCCTCCCTGAGATGGTGGAACCGAGAGTCTCGACTATCGACTCTCCAACGTACGCAGACGTAGCTGCAGAACCTGTTCCTGATCACGTTGATCGGGTAAAACCAGTGTTTGAACCAAAATGCTGGTGCGATTGTGCTGTTTGCACATTTGACAGAAGAAGGAGAGCACAAGTCGTACGTGCTATCCAGAATCGAAAGGAGACGAAGGCGCTTAAAGCGATTATTAAGCGCTCGAATCTTGCTTTTGAGCGCCACATGAGGAGGCTCGCTCGTGCTCCTCAGGTCTGCTCCTCGACTATGGAGCAGTTCTTTTCGGAGAATAAATTTTCTCCCCTCTCTACGGATGAGAGTGATTGGGAGACGGAAGAAGAAGTCGAGGAGCCCGATGATTACTCGACGCCGATCAGGGAGAGACGACCTAAGAAAAAGGTCGTCGTCGATGATTGGGAAACGCTTATCCCAATGATGGACCAGGTGAGGGTGGAGGAGGAACCCACTCACGACCCTAGACGAGTTAGGGTCTTGAAGGGGCTCCTTCGGAGAGCTATTGAAGCCGCGCGGAATACGGCTTCAAGTGTAGTTAGGCGGGCACGTCGGGCTCGCGTTGATGAATTGAAGGCGTATATCCGCGCCTTTGTTTCAGGTGCTCAATCTGGGGAGATGATTGAGATGGGAGAAATTCCGTCCAGGGAGTATTTTAAGAAACTTCCTGTTTACGAGTCGACTACAAGCACGCCTCTCCGGCCTTTTAGAGTTGAAATGGATGGGGATGATAAATGTCCAGTCAGGGAGGATCAAGCTTCGAACGTAGTTTTACAGGAAGCTGCGAATATCGAAACTGAATGTGTTCCCTCAACTATGACTGGTCTGCGGAAATATTGCGTGGGAGAGACTACTGTAAATTCTGCTAACTTAGATAGATGGACACAAATTTCGAATTTCACGTGGAGTACAACTAATTCTTACAACGACACGGTTATATCCTCTAGACTTCCTTTTGATGCTATTTATCAAAAGAAGGATCCTACGAGTGAATATAAGCTTAGAGACAATGTTATTGCTAATGAGTTTAGGCTTAGGCAATATTTTGATTGTGATATGGTTGTAAGAATTCAATTGAACTCCACTCCATTCCACATAGGACAACTCCAAGTTGGTTGGTATTACTTGTATGAGCAAGATGCGAATTCGTCGCGTCGTGATCATGTGGTTTGTCTTTCACAAACGAACCATGTTATTATTGATGCGGCAAATTCTAATTCTGCTGAAATTTGTATTCCACACCGCAATTATAGGTCATATATTAATACGTATAACCGAACAGATTTGGGTCCGTATTCATACATGGGGACCTTATTGATTAAGGTTTTGTCACCTCTTAAAGTTGCAACTGGAAGTGCGAAAGACGTGGATGGAATGATACAAATCAGGCTGTCTCGATGTGAACTTGCTGGAATGATTCCTCCCAATTTAGTCCCTTCTGTTAAAACTCAAATGTTCTCTGCAGTTATGGCTCTTGAAGCAGCAAAATATGTTCGACAGTTTCTTCCCGATCGAAATAGAGACAAGCCACCAAATCCGCATTCAGCCTCTCATATGTATCCGCAGACCACATCCTCCCTGGCCAGTGGAACAAATGATGTAGAACCAGTTACTCCTTTGCGACTAGATCCTCTTGGTCAAACTCCTCACCCTGACCCTTCAGATTCATCTTTTTCAGTTAAAGAAATCTGTTCTATATTTAGTTTTGTTAAAGCTATATCTATTTCTGCAACTATGGCTCATGGAACACAGGTAGAGTGTTTTGAAGCTAGCCCAATCTTTAGCTTTTCGCAGTATAGTAAGACTGCTATAGATGGAACAGATTGCTTTTACCTTCCCCCGATTGCAGTAATTTCTCAATTGTATGCTTATTGGCGCGGTGACATACAATTCCGGTTAGATTTCGTGGCAAGCCGTTTTCATACAATGCGTCTCTGGATCTGTTGGGTACCCGGTTATCTTGGAACAATAACTTTTGAACAATCGCTGAGTTGTGCTGGAACATATTTTGACCTATCTTGTGATAATAGATCCGTTACAATAGACGTTCCGTTTATTAGTGATAAACCCTGGTGGAATCATCGTTTTAGTAATGGTGTCAGAGCTGAAGAATATGATGCACCAAGTAAGGTTTGTATCTTTGTTGCTAATAGGCTGACTTACACAAATGCAATTCCTAGCAGTATTGAAGCTTTGCTCTACGTTAGGGGAGGCAGCAATTTTGAAGTTTCAGTCCCTTGTCAACCAAGTATTGGTCTTTGTTTTAAGCCTGGCTTTGTTGATGAATCAGATGATTTTACTATGGCTTATGATGGTTACTTTCCCTGGTATGTTGGCTCTTGGAGGAATTTTGAAGGAGGAAAGAAGGCAATTCTCCGTTATGGACCAGGAAGTGATCATGTGGCTCAGTTCATTAATCTTAAACAGAAAACCTTTTATAAGGTTAAAGATCCTGAAGTTGCAAAGACTCTTGTTTTTAACACTGCGTCTGTACAAACAAATCTTTCAGAATGTGTGCTTGTACCAGTAAAAGTTTCAACTGATACCTTAGGCTACAGATATCTTGCAGTAATTTATGTAGGTTCCGATAACCCCGTTGCTAATACTTCAGTTAAGGATTGGTTCCTAGAGAAGAAAGGTAATAAGTGGACATGGAGGACAACCCCGAATTACGACGTTGCTTCAACAATTGGAGATGAATCCTTTAGTATTTATACAAAAGGTAACATAACTTTAGTTGAAAACGAATTGGCTTTACCATTAGCTGAAGAATCGTCTGACTCTGATAGTTCATTTGAGACTCTCCAAACTGAGGGAGATACTAGAAATGAAGTGACTGAGAAGGTTACTTTTGAGTATTCCCCTAGTAGTTCAGCCGGAATGGAATGTTTTGGTGAGTCTCATATGGACTTAAAGGATATATGTCGTAGATATCAATTTTACCACCAAGTAGATTTATCCACATTAACACCAGATTTTGCTACTGTTGACTACTCATTTCCATTGCTACCTCAAGGTTTAGATTTACAACCTATTTCCTCACCCTATCAGAGTTTAGTTCGCGATGGTATAATTCCAATTTGCCTAAGCGGATATAGATTTTATAGGGGAGGATTGAGATTCAAAATTCTAGTTAATATGCCCTCACCTGCAACGTTTACGGTACAAATTAGACCAGATAGGAAGTTTGCTGGAGCAATCCCTCGTGCCGGGGGGAGAACGAAAATGGATGGAGTTTACTTGCATGGATATGCTTCTGCAGTTCAAGCTGTTGGCGTTAATCCTGTTTTAACTTTGGAAGTTCCGTTTTACATCCCTGGAAATTGTGGATTGCTACAGCGACCTTCTGATTCAGTAATCAAAAATGCACAGATGAGCCGTTTTGTGTCGCTTGGTGAGCTCTGTCTGTCTGTAAATTTCCCAGCGAAGATTCCAACAGGAGTGATCCCTGGAGCCCTTGTAATGTACAGTCTTGCAGATGATTTCTCCCCGTCTCTTTTCCAAGGCTTTCCTCCCATGTGTTTCGTTAGAGACTCAAAGAAAGACTAGACTATATTGTTTTGTCTGTGTTCCCCCTCATTGTTTAGATGATTAATTTTCCCTTCAGGAATAATTGTCCAAAAATGTCCACTTATTCAGATAGTGAGTTTTTGCCTTCAGGTAGCATGATGAGTTACGACCATTCAAGTACTAGAACGAGTGATTTAGGCTCAATGAAAGTTTTAATAGCTGACGGGATGAGAGGGTGGTTAGCAAAAGAATTATCCTGCATTGCTTCACATGCAGATAAAGATCTAATTTCTTCAGTTGTTAGTAAAATTATTGAGGAGTTTAAAGTTCAGGCTTGTGTTGAATTCATGAATACCTCAATCGTAAATAGAGTTTGTCAACTTCTTTGTGAAGGATTAGGGTATGCAATATATACAAGGGATATTTCTGTTTTAGTAAATACCTTTTTATATATTCTTGTAACTTGCCTCGGGACAGCTTCACTGCCCGTGGTATTTATTGTTTCACTTGCAGCGTCTTTGATGAGATGTGTGCCGGACCAACGAGATAGTAGGCTCAGAACTGAGGCTTTTGATTCCGAGGGAATCGCCTCATTTTTGACTGCCATTTGGCAGGCGATCTCTTTAGCTAAGGGCGCTACAATTGAAAAACCCGCTTGTTTTAAAGATTGGTGTAATGCGGTTTTCGAGGGAATTGGAAAAACAAGTAATAAAACTAGATCTCTCCTTACTATGTTTGAAAATCTGGCTAAAGTAGTTACAAAAATGTTAACTTTCATTCTTGATCATTGTTTTGGCATTAAAACTGGAGTTAGGCTTCTGTATCATGATAATGATTTGATGAGGGCTTGGACTGAGGAGTGTAATCTTTTGCTTCGTCCTGATACAGAGGAATTAATTCTTAATGAAGGAACCTGGTTTGCTAGACTGGTTGTTGCTCATCGTCTATCTTACAAATTTGCCACCGAGATTAATGTTGCAGGTGCCAAGGATTTACCCCCACTATTCTTGGAATTACAGAGGCGATTGTCTGCTCTCCATCAAAGAGCTGTTAACATGGGAATTGCCACAGCTTACCGGCCGGAGCCGATTTGTATTTGGGTTTCTGGTTCACCTGGAATAGGGAAAACTTACATGAAAGATGATCTGATATCTGTCCTCCTTAATGCGGCTCAAATTCGTCGTACTGGAAATGATGTTTATACTCTGGGAGTTGGAACTAAACACTGGACTGGATGCGAAAATAAAACCGTGATCTATTATGATGATTTCGCAACTGTCGATTCCGATGATTTGAGTGCTGAACAAATAGGTCATTTTATGCATTTAGTTTCCGATGCTCGATTTGCCCCTCCTCAAGCCGATGTTCCAGATAAAGGGAAAGCCATCAATCCTAAATTGGTGTACGTAAATTGTAATGAGTCCCATCCAAAATTCAATTGCTTAAGAAATCCAGAAGCTTTTTGTCGACGCAGACACATGTGCATTGATGTTAAATTCAGTCCAGAATTTTTGGAAGCCTTCAATTCTGTTCCATTGAAGGAATTAACTTTGGAATATCCTGGAGCTAAACAATGGGTTACCGATCATACGAAGCCAGGAAATAAGTATCCTCAGATGGTAATGAGGTTTATAAATCCCATGAACGGTAGTCCTTTAAATGACTGGGCAAATTATGAAAAGCATGAGTCGAGAATCTTTAATGAGTTTATCCATAGATTCTATGTAAACGATCAGGCGTATCGTAATAAGATGTCTAGAAGTTTTGCTGCAAGTACAGTCAAGACTAGTTCCCCTTTAGCTGATATCCTTACTATGATAAAGGACGAAGCCTTAGATCTTTCGGGTATTGACACTTGCAAAGAAGACACTAGACCTATTGTTTCGCGACGCTTGGCCGATATCTATAGTTATACTACGGATACACTTAGGGAAGGTTCTCAGCTTTGCTCTCAATGGTTTAAGGACATCATTGGCCTGGTGTCGACTGAAGGTGGGTGTACTTGTTTTCCTGGTCTTATATCACGATATGAATATGATCCTGTCTCTAGGAAAATCTGGAGAAATGATTGGGAAGAAAATGAGCCTGTCCTTCTTGAATTTTGTTCGGAGGATTGTCAAATGAAAAGTCGTTCTTGGTGGTCAAAAGCTCGTAATTTGTCTACGAGCGACCGCTGGTATGTTGTTGATGGGCTCTATTCTCATATGTTCAAGACGCCAACTGTTCATGCCGAATCTCCTGAGTTTTCTTTTGAGAAAATGACTGATGCGTTTACACAAACACGAGAAGAGGTACCCAAACGGAGTTGGCCTCGTAAGTATGTTGTGGCTGTCGCAGCTTTGTCAGCAGTTGGGCTTTTCTTTGTGGGTGATAAACTGTTCACTTGGATTTTTAAAGCAAAACCTGAAGATATTTCTGATGGCATGTCCGTTGAACAGTGGTGTGAACATATTGCCTCTAAGAAGAAAGAAATAACTGAAGTTATTGCTTCTGGGGACAATACTACAGTTAAAACTAGGCCTCAGTTTAAGGGCATTTCAAGGAAAATTGTTAAAACAAATACTGAGTTATTTGTTGAAGGTACGACTCAAAATATGGCAAACATAGTTGACCGAGCCTTATGCTATCTGGTCCTTTCAGGAGTTGATAGGGCTTCAGGAGCAAAGATTAATGGTCTCGCTATGCGTTGTTTCGGTATATGTGGGAGGTGGTTGATCTGCCTCAAACATTATATCGCCAAAGTAAAACGAACTGATGATGCTAAAGTCAACTTTGTCAATAGTAATGGGACTGTTGTACAACCCCTTGATTTTGACAGTTGTAAAGTTCGTGGCTTTGATGAGAGTGAGATTGTGCTAATTGAGATGCCTCTTACAATCCCTGCATTTAGAGACATAAGGAGACATATCATGTCTGAGTCTGACTCTAAATCAATGAGTACTCAGGCAACCATTTATGAGAAAGCGCTTGGTTTTTCTGCAAGGCTATATGAAGTCTCCTTAAAAATGATGAACAATGTTATCTACGAGGATGATGGTGTAACTTACAGCATACCATGCGCTTTTAGTTATAAATGGCATGCTCCCGGTCGTTGTATGTCTCCAATAATTGCCAATTGTGGAATTGGGCAGAGAATTGTTGCCTTCCATTTTGCTGGTGGAAATGATAGAGGAACTGGTGAACCCGTTTTGTCCGAATCATTTTATGATGCTATCCCTTCGGTTTTGTCTGCGCAAGCGCCAGATGAGTCGTTCCTAGATAATGAAAGAGAATCTCGAATTTGTCTTAGTGGCGACTTGGAACCTGAAGGTATCGTAAAAGGGAAATTTTCTGCTCATATTGCTGAGCGCACTTCAATAGTTCCCAGTTTGATTCACGGATATCTTCCCATTAAAACGAAGCCTGCTCCTTTACAGCCTGCTGATGTTAATATGAGGTTTTCACCTTTAATTGAGGGTGTTGTTTTTCATGGTCAACCCTGTGTGAATTTTGATCGCAACCTCCTTGAAAAGGCTGTTCAGGATGTTCATGACCAATACATGTCGGTCTGTAAACCAATCAGACCAGTTATTGGTGTGTTATCTATCCAGGACTCCATTTTGGGTCTTCCTGGTCTTGATGGTTATCAAGCAATGGAAATGAATACCTCTGAGGGTTTCCCTTACACAACCACTCGCCCATCTGATGCTCGTAATAAATCTTATTTATTTGATATTCGGGAGGATGGTTGTAGGAGAGAGCTCCTTGGGGTGGACCCAAATGTGATGTCTAGGATGAATGACAACGAAATTGCTCGTTCTAGTGGTATAATTCCCTTCACTGTTTTTACCGATTGTTTAAAAGATTCTAGGATTCCGGTAGAATCTTATTATAAACCTGGTAAAACTCGGATTTTCAGTGTTTCACCCGTGGATTTTACAATCCAATTTAGGCAGTATTTCCTTGATATCATGGCCTCCCAAAAGATTTGCCGACATGATATGGAACATATGGTCGGCATGGATGTTCACTCTATTGAGTGGTCATGGCTTGCTCAAACTCTACAACAGAAAGGACCTAAACTTATTTGTGGAGATTACTCCAAATTCGGACCTAGGTTGAATTCGGAAGTTGTCTACGAAGTTGGGAAAATCTGGAGACAATGGTATTTAGAGCTTGAGAGACGTGATCCTAATTTGAGTGAGCAAGAAATTCAACGTCGTTACAAGGTTCGAGAGGTAATGTTCGAAGAAATTCGCCATTCTGCTCACCTTTGTAAAGATATTTTATACAAAGTTCTCTGTGGAGCCCCTTCAGGGTGTCCTCCAACCGTCAATATAAATAATGATGTTAACAAAATCTACATTCGAATGGCTTGGTTGGATTGTTGGAAGGACTTTCCCATTATGGCAACGCTGGTAGCTTTTAAGAAACATTGTAATTTGTTCGTTTATGGGGACGATCTTATAATTAATGTTTCTGATGAAGCTGCAGAGCGTTTCAATAATGAGTTCTTGCAACAATTCTTTGCCCGCCATGACATTAAATATACTGACGAGTTGAAAGGAGATTCAATTAGGAAATACTGTCTATTGCACGAAGCTTCCTTCCTCAAAGGGAGATTCATTCAAAGCCAAACTAGAACCTCCGTAATAGGTTATGGTCTGGCAAAAGATTCAATTGAGGATTGTGCCAATTGGATCCATAAGAATCCTGATAAAGCCTATGCGACCTCTGAGGCTATTTATCAGTCGCTCATGCTTTCATATGAGTGGGGTAGGGAATATTTCAATTTACATAGAGATAGACTCTTGAAAGCTTGGGCTGAGAATGTTGGAACCCCAATCTCATTGTATACATACGATGATATGGATTCAATTAGATTTGGGTTCTTTGATCCTAATGTTGCGCTAACTTTGGACCAGTTAGTGCAAAAAGAAAGAGAGTATAGGGAATTGCAGAAGAGAGAATTAGATTCGTCTGCTGGTTTGATTCCTATTATGAGTGCTGAGTCCCAGATTACCGATCCAGAAGAGCGGATTCGCTATAAATCAGTCTATAAACGTTTGTTTAATGTTTATAGGCTGATTTGTGAATTCCGCAAATCTGATATTAGGGAAATGAGACAGTATCATAGTTTGAATCGAACTATTTTTAAAGAGTTTGGAGAAATCCTTACTCCGGATGGGCAGTATAAGAAGGTGGACTCTCTTCCTTTAATTCCTGAAGGGTGTGAAGACTTGAGTTATTTGTTCAAGAGTATATATATTCAAGAATATATATAAAATAATTCAAATCGTTTAGGTCCAAATTTTCACATAAGTGGTTGATATGTGAATTTTAAGTTAAACCCATATATTTGAGTCGGATCACTTATCAAATATATGTAGTATTTAAAGTGGTGGAGTTCGCTCCATAGTTAGGTATATATTCATATTTCTTCACTAGCCAATAGAAGATCCCCTTGTTTCAACCTTACACGTGATGGTGAGTAGTTGCGAGCCAGTAATGGTGGGCTAGCTGTCTATTGGGGAGAAATATGAATAATTTTATAATATAAAGTGCGGAAAAAAAAAAAAAAAAAAAAAAAAAAAAAA